CGCCTTCTTGCCGGGTGGCCCGGTCTTCAGGTCGCTGCGCCTGTTGCGGTTCATGAACCGCCTCAGCAGGGTGTTCGTGTCTCCGCCGATGCTCGCCATCAGATCCTCCCGATTCGTGCGCCTGTAAGCCGTCGCCTGCGTGCCATGCCCGACACCGCGCTCGCGCGCGCAGCCGGGGTCCCTGCCGGTGCTGCCGCCGGACCGGCCGCCGGTGGCGCGGGCGTGGAGCCGGCGGTCGCCGGGTCGTACAGCGGGTTGGTCTGGAAGCGCCCCACCCGGTCGCCGTACGCCTGGCCAGCGGCGAGCTCGTAGTTCGTGAGCGCCTCCTTGCGCTGCCCGGTGTTGCGAGCGAGAAACGCCTGCAGATTCTTCGTCAGGGTGTCCTCACTCTGGAGCTGGTTGCGATTGACGAGATTCTGAGCGTTCTGGAACGCGCCGCTGTAGAGCTGCCCACCGGAACCGAGGCTCTGTGCCGTCGAGCGCCGGTTCGTGTCGTAGGACTTCTTCATGACCGCAGCCTTCGAGAACGGGTTGTTCGCATCGAACGTGAGCGTCCCCGTCGGCCCCTCGTGGAAGCCGTAATCGCTGAGGGAGCGGGCACGCTCCCCGGCGATACTGGCAAGCCCCTCGTCGCGCTGGCGCTGCAGGAGCGCAACGGCCTGGTCGTAGCTCGCGTCCGGCGGCAGGTTGAAGAGGCTGTACTGCGGCACCGCCGCCGCGGGCGCGGCGGGCGCAGCAGAGACACCGCCGCCGCCAGTGGGCGTGCCGGGGATGGACGGGTAGCGCCCGGGGGTGGGCATGCCCCAGCGCCCGGGCACGTACTGGACGGGCCGGGTGGTCGGTTGCCGGGTGTGGCTAGTCGCCCGCGGCTGCGGCGAGCGGGTCCGGTTGCGGTTCGCGGCCGGTCGCCGGCTGGTGCCCCGGTTTGGTGGTGTCGGTCGGCGCGTTGCCATCAGGGTCCGATCCAGTAGCCCCAGAACTTTGCAGCCTGGTAGTTCGTTGTGTTGCCGGCCACGGACTGCGTGGACGCGGTGCTGTTCGTCACCAGCACCCTCAGTGTGTCCGTCGCGGTGAGGGTCATCAGCCCGGATGCCTGATACATCGTCTGCCCGCCCGCGGTTGTGCCGGAGATGTCGCCGATGTCGGTGGCGTTATCCGTCGAATTCTTCTGCAGCTTCACGCTCATGTTCGACGCACCGGTGAAGATCAGGAAGCCGACGAGGTACACCCCGGCACGCGCCGGGGTGACGGTCGTAGCGGACGCGGCGTGGATGCCGAACGGGTCGGCGTCCTCCTGTGTCCACGCGATGGCGAGTGTGCCGCCGGACGCCGCGATCGTGCCTGTCGCCGCCGTCAGCCGCAGCATCCAGTACACGCGCGCGGCGAGTGTCGGGTTCGGGTAGGTCCCGGCAAGGTCCCCACCCGCGGCGCCGGAGGGGGAACCGCCGGAAGCGGTCGACCAGCCGACGTCGTAGTCGGTGTTCGAGTTCTTGGTGAGGAACTGGCCGGTGGTGCCCGCGACAGGTAGCCCCCGGTTGCCTGCCGCGGCCGACGTGGCGGTGGTGCCGAGCGTTCGCCGTGACCCGGTGCCGGCGGCAGCATCGGTCGCGAGATTAAGCTTGGACTCGGCGATGGCTGCCGCCGCGTTGACGTCAGCGTCGACGATGACGCCGGTCGCGATCTGCGGGTTCGGGTAGCTGCCTGACAGGTCGCCTCCCGCGCTACCGTTCGGCGCCCGTGAGTCGGAGAGCCTTGAGTCGTTGCCCGCCGCCGCCTGCAGGGCCCCGGTGCCGAGCGTCCTTCTCGAGCCGACGCCCGCTGCCGCGTCGGTCGCGAGCGCGAGTTTGCTCTCGGCGATGGCCGCGCCGCTAGCGATGTCGGCGTCGACGAGCCCGGAGCCGAAGTCGAGCTTGGCGCGGGCGATGGCGGCGGTGGCGCTGATGTCCCCGTTGACGATGACGAGCGACGCGATCCCCGGGTTCGGGTAGGTGCCGGTGAGGTCGCCTCCGGCGGGCCCGGACGGTGCGCCTCCCCCACCCCCGCCGGCGGCGACCGGCGCCGGCCATTCGCGGCTGATGACCTCGAAGTTGCGCCGGATGATCGGGTCTCGGATCTGCCCGAGGCTGTCGAGGGCGAGCGCCACTACACCTGCCTCATCTGGAGCGACGCAATAACGTGCTGCACCGATCCTCCCGCCGTCGCGCCGCCCGGGAGAACGCCGAGAACGTAGGCGCCGGCAGCCGGGAAGTTGAAGTCAGCACCGGTCTGCACCGTTCTGGCCCCGGCCCCTGGGGTTGTGAACGGGACGGTCGATCCGGCCACGACAGTTCCGATGGTTGCGATCACCGGCTCCGCACTCGAAACGCCTCCATAGGTGGCAATGGGGTACAGGCCGACCGTGAAGTTCTGGGCTGGAGCAACCGCGTTCGTGACCAGAGACACCCGGATCCTGAGCTTCGTGGTGCGAACGTTCGCGTTGAAATCGGTCGGGTCGAGGTCAATGAGATAGCCGGCGGTCGACGCAGCGCCCGGCAACACGTTTGAGGTGCCCGTGGACGTGACGGTAAGCAGGTTCACCGCAGTTGTGGGTGCCGCAAGAAAGGCGAACGCTCGCTGCAGGTGCTTGTAGGTCGTGAACGCCGCTGCCAGGTTCGGGACGTTGACCTCGTCGAGCTGCCCGTTGAGGGCGGTCCGCACGTCCGTCAACGGGCCCTGGATGTCCGCCATGGACGCGGGGCCGCTGGACGTGAGGTGCGAGATGTCGCCGGATGTGTATGAGAAGCTGGGCATGGTCTCCCTACAGGACGGACGTTCCTCGGGTCTCGCGCAGATGGCGGACGACGCGATGCATCGCCCACGTCTGCGTGGAAGGGTGGTTCGAGAACTGCGTGGAGAACGTGGTCCCCTGCACCGCTCTGCGGATCATGCGGTCGGAGACCTCGCCCGCGCTCGGCCAGTTGCCGCCGTTGGAGGCGATCCAGTCCGCCCACGTCCCGCCGGGCGCGGGCCACAGCGACGGGACGTTGAACACGGTGCCGGCGTTCACCGTCATCGCCTTGTTGTAGTCGGTGGCGAAGCTCACGTTGACGGCCCCGTACGCCCACGCCTTCGTCTCGCGGAACGTCTTGACGACGGGCTGGCCGTAGTCCGACCATCCGGACCGCCACCTCGAGGTCATGGCCGTACCGCGGTCGGTGAGGATCGACAGGCCGATGCGCCCGATGCGCTTCGGCGTGAGGGTCGCCGAGTAGCCGAAGTGAAGTTCGTCGCGGTCCGCGCGGCGAAACGCGCACATGGCGGCGGCCGGGACGTCGTAGATGCTCCACCACTGGTGCTGCGTGTCGTAGACGAGCGTGCGGTCGTTCGCGGTCGCGGCCCCCGTCGGGACGGCGACGTAGAGCTGGTCGTCCATCCACGCCAGGCGGGCGAGCGCGATCTGGCTGGTGTTGACGGGGGAGCCCTGGTAGTAGATATCCGGGTCCCCGCGCCACAGCGGGCTGATCTTGTCGGAGAGGATCTGCGGCGGGCCGCCGGTGGTGACGTACACACCCCGAAGCCCGAGGAAATACACCCCGTCGCGTCCGACGGTCACGGCCCCCCGGGCGGCGAGGCCGACGCCGGAGATGACCTCGCGGATCTGAAAGGTGGGGGTGCCGTCCGCCGCCGTGGACTCCCCCCACAGGACGAAGAACTTGGTCTGCTTGAAGATGAACGTGAGCTCCTGCCACGACACGATCCCGAGGATGGCCTCGCCGTCGCCGGGGGTGAGGTCGCGCCAGTTCTGGCCACGCACGGGAGAGCCCGCGCCGTCGGTCTCCCAGGTGAGCGGGTCCCCGGCGTTTGAGAAGTGCACCCGCGAGGGGTTCGAGGCGGTGCCACCGGGCCCGCTGGTGGTGGCCCCCGCCGGGTAGGCGCCGGCGACGAGCCGGTTGTTGGCGTTCGACCCGGCCGTGGAGCCCGGCAGCGCGGCGGTGACGGCGAACGCTCCCGCCTTCGGCATCGCGCTGGCCGCGGTCCCGTTCACGGTGGCGGTCGGCGTGGTCCAGGCGCTGCCGTCCCAGCGGCGGGGGGCGTCGACGCCGTTGGTGGCGTACAGGTGCTCTGAGCCGGGAGCGGCGAAGCGGGCCATGCTGTACGGCCCGGGCCCGGTCAGGCCGGTCGCGGAGGCGACGATCGCGCCGCCCGTGTCGATGGCCTCGAGCCGGGTGCCGCATCCGGCGACGAGCTGCTTGACGCCGCCAGCGGTGTAGTAGGCGCTGATGCTGTCGACGCGGTTGGTGAGGTCCGCGCTGGTGAGGTCGGAGTAGCCGTCGCGCTGGCGGATGGCGCCGCGTTCGGTGAACGTGACGTTGAGGAGGTCGATGGCTTCCTTGTCGCCGACGGTGTCTGCCTTGTCGCGCAGGTTGATACCGCCGGAGAAGTCGTCGAACGCGAACGGCTGGTAGTCCTGGATGTAGGCGGTGGCCGCCATCAGGACGGGATCGCCCCCGTCTCGCGGCCTCGGCGCATCACCCGACAGAAGTCGTGGAAGTCCGGCCCCTCGCAGAGCGTCACGGAGACCTCGTCATAGGGGTCCAGGCGCATTCGCCAGGTGGCTCGCCACAGGCCCTGCCGTAGGCGGATGTGAGGCTTCATCAGTCGTCGAGGCTCCAGGTCTTGACGAGGCGCTGCGGCGCGGACTGCATGTCGCGGGTCTCGTAGCGCTCGACGAGCGTGTTGAGGCGCTGCGTCGCCCGGTTGCGGATCTGGGCGGCGGCGGCGAAGTTATCGGAGTCCTCGTAGGCGAGCGCGACCGCCAGGTCCATCCACACGCGGGCGTAGCGGCTCGGGATGTCCGGGCTGTCGGTGGGCGCGGCGAGCGTCGTGTTGTCGCGCTCGTAGCGGACGGTGAGCGTCAGACTCCCGGTCGGGTAGGCGACGAACGTGGGGGTGCCCGAGGTGTCGTCGATCCACCAATTCGTTGGGGTGCCGGTGAGCGCCGTGTCGAAGTCGTCGTAGTCGCTGATGCCGGTGACCTCATTACCGCTCGAGTCGGTGACCTTGAGGACGGTCTTGAGGTCTGAGACCTGGAGCGGCGTGGGGCCGCTGACGACCTTGCGCAGCCACGGCCACTCCCAGTAGTCCTCGATCTCCTGGAGGGCGTCGTTGAGCATGAGCGTCATCCTGGAGGCGCTCAGGTAGTCGAAGCCCCTCGCGGCAAGCTCAGTCTGGGCTTCGCTGAGGTTCACTTCGGCCGCCTCCCCGCCGAGTTCTGTGTCCACGGCAGCGTACGGTCCATGCTGATCTGCGCGCGCGTGGCCGACTTGACGATCTCCTGCAGGCGCTCCTTGCGATTCTCGTTCGCCTCGGCCAGTTCCTTCTCGCCGGCCTCCCACTCCTCGCGCTCACGCTCGGCGAGCCGATCACGAACGCGGCGCTCGCGCAGGTTGCCGCGCGCGAGGACGTCGAAGATGCGGCTGTCCGGCTCGGCGTAACGGTCGTTCTCGTGGACGACCATGACGCTCATCGGGGCGTCCTGGTTGCGGATGAGGATGTGGTAGAAGCCGGGCCGCAGCGGCAGGTCGGCGTCCACGGTGTCCTGGGCGCGGACCATGAACATGTCCGGGGAGATCATCTGCAGCTTCTGGGTGAACTCACGGGCGCGCGCGTCCTCGATCGTGACGCAGCGAAGGATGCGCTGCTCGAACTCGTGGCGCTTCTGGCGGGCGATGTGAGGGGGCAGATAAAGGCTCATGGTGGTATCCCATCAGGGCCCCCGGCCGGGAGCGGTCGGCCGGGGGCACCTTCAGGTGTCGGGTTCCTAGGTGAGGGCGGTCGCGGCGAACCCGGTGTTCCGCCGGCGGGCGCCGATGTTGACCGGGTACACGACGGCGTCCACGAACGACGAGAAGCCCTGACGCCACGGCATGCCGCTCTTGCCGTCGGCGTGGCCGGCGATGTCGCTGGCCCAGGTGGGCTTGTCGATGTTGCCGACGACCTTGACGAGGTCCGGCCGGTTGAACATGAACCAGTCGGAGTCGAGGATGTCGGGGAACACGCGGAGGCCGATGCCGTTCCACTTCGGCTTCGTGACGTCGCCGGCCTGCATGTTCATCTCGCCCGGGAACTGGACCTTCTGCTGCAGCAGGGCATAGAAGTTCTGCTGCTGGCGGACGCCGGTCCAGATCTCCGCCCCGTCCACGCTCCCGCCGTTCTGCAGAATCGCGGCCTGGCCGCCGAGGGCCATGTCGAGGCTGAACGTCGTGGTCGTGGTGTCGCGGAGCGCCGCCTGCCAGAACTCGTTACCGGCCGAGGCGGGGTTGATGCCGCCGAACGTGCCGGTGCCGTAGATCTGCCGGAGGCCGTTGAGCTCCGGGTTCGCCGCGGTCGTCGAGTTCGGGTTGCGGATATACACGAAGTGCGTGCCCGAAGTGGACGCGCCCGTCGTGGTCGCCGACAGGGTGATGGTCGGCGCGGTCGGGCTCGCCACGTAGCTGACGATCTGCGTCAGGTCGGTGGTGAGCGCGTCGGTGTCGGCGGTGGTGCCGATGTCGACGTACTGGCCGGTGCTGGTGCCGGAGGGCAGCCAGCCGCGCCGCAGCGCGCTGTAGCCGTACAGCGCGCCCTCGGCCGCCTTGGCGACGAGCGGGATCGTGGTGCCGGCGGAGCCGGTGCCGACGGCGGCGACGATGCCGTCGCCGTTGGTCACGATCTGGCGGCTGATCTGGTGGCGGGTGTTCTCGACGGCGCCCTGGATCTCCATGTCCTTAGCGGCCACGACGGCCTGGGCGTTCGAGCCGGTCTGGACCAGGGCGCTCGTCTCGAGCTCGATCTGGAACCAGGAGTACGGCATGGTGTAGACGGCCTGGTTGACGGGCTGCCCGGTGGCCGGGTTCAGCGCGCCGCCCGCGGCGCCCACGCTCGTGTAGGAGCCGGCGCGTCCGGGGAGGATCGCGACCTGCGCCTGCGAGCCGATCATGGTGCCGCGCACGGTCTCGAGCGCGGACAGCGGGCTGTTCTTGTCCTCGAACTGCTTCTGCAGCTCCTGATCCGTCCACGCCTGCTTCAGCGCGCCGGAAATGGTGAGAGCACTTGTGCTCACGGGGTCTCCTTGTTGTCGGCCCCTCCCGGCACTCCGGCTACTCCTGCTGCTCCTGAAGCGCGCGCATGGCGCGGTTCATGCGGCTGTTGTGGCCGGTGCCAGGATCGGGCACCTCGTTGGCGGGAAGCCCACCGGAGGGGACGTACGGAGCGTTCTGCTTGGTCTTGGCCCACTGCTTCTGCCTGTCGAGCTCCCACTGCCGGAACTCCTGGAGGGCAGCTTCGACGTTGGGAAGCTCGTCGTGCGGTGATCCCGGGGGTGCCGGGATGCCGGGATTGGCGAGCGCTCGGGACAGGACCCATTGCCGGGTCGCGTCGTCGAGGTCCGTCATCCCGAGGCGTTCGACCTCGCTGTTGATGTGCCCGGTGAGGAACTCGAAGCCGGCGGCCTCCTGGGCCTGCCGCTGCTGCTCCTCCCTCCACTTCCACAGCTCGTCGAGCCGCGGGTCGTGGACCTGTTCGTCCTCGTACTCGGTGGGCTCGAAGTCCTCGACCTCTTCGTCGGGGACGTCGAAGCCCAGGCGCTGCAGGGCCTGTCGCTGAGTGTCCGCGTCCTCGGTGGTGAGAGCGAGCTGGGCCCACTCCTTCCACTGTGCGAGTTCGGCGCGTTCGGCCGTGGCCCGGTCGAATTCCGGGCGCAGGTCGTTGTAGCGCTTCTCGTACGGGTCAGCCGTTACCTGCTGCTGCTCCTGGGTGCCGGGCGCCTCGGTGGGGCCGGCAACCGCAGGCGTGTCCCCGTTCTGGGGGGCCTGCTGATCGCTCATGCGATCTCCTTCTGGTTGGGCCGGGTCCCCCGTGGGGGAGTGTCCGGCGATGGAGTCGGGTCCGTTTCCGGAGTGTCCGACGGCTTGAAGATTGTGATTCCGGGGATCGGCTTGGGCCACTCGACCGGCCGGAACTTGAACACCTCGGTGCAGGTGAGCTTCACTGCGCACCACCCTGGTCGGCGGGCGCCGGTGGCTGATCCGCCGTGATGTTCGGCCCCGACGGCAACGCGGGCGGGCCCTGCGGGGCGGCGGCGTTCGCCATGCCCTGGGCGTTCGCGAGCGCCTGCGTCTGCGCCGCCTGCTCGGCGGCGTGCTTGGCCTCGAGGTCGCCGAGGGCCTGCCACATGAGGCGGCCCTGCTCCTGCGCCATCGGGTCGGAGCGCTCGTAGTCGTCCGACTTCAGCCAGATGGCGAGGTTCTCCTTCCACACGGGCACGTCGTCCCACTCGTCGGGCATCCAGCCGGGGATGTCCTGCTCGATGGTGAGCTGCTGCCCGTCCGGTCCGATCGCGGGGGCGCCGGTCATCGGGTCGATGGCCGGGACCTTCATCGGCTTGGTCGGCATGTCCATGACCGACCCGTCCTTGATGCGCTGGATGATGCGGTTGATGCGCGCGACGTCGAGGTCGTAGCCCTGCGTGAGCGCGTCGGCCTGGCCACGCTCGATGGCGGCCATGGCTTGCTGGCCGGTGATCCACTGCATCTGCGCGTAGAACTGCACCTTGTTCATGACCGCGCTCTTGGAGAGGTACTCGAGCGAGCCGGGGAAGACGCGCACGTTCGTCTGGCCCATGAGCTGCGCGCCCTTGAAGTCCTCGATGCTCTCCCAGCCCATCCGTCCCCGGATCTTCAGCATGCGGGGCTCGTTGTAGTAGCGGGCAACGAGGACGAGGCAGTGGCGCATGAGCCGCGAGTGCCATTCGGCGAGGTCGCCGATGAACGCCTGCCAGCGCGCGCGCGCCTGCTCGATCGCAAGCTGGCCGGTCTTGGCCGCCACGTTCGGGTCGGCCTGGATGTCCTGGAAGGCGGCGACCGCCTGCATCTGCTCGAGAATCAGGTTGAAGATCTGCAGGAGCGCGTTGAGGATCTGCGCGCTCGGCGGGTCCTCCCACTCGGGCTTCTCGCCGTTGGGGGAGCGCTTGTAGTAGCGGATGGCTCCGGGGACGTCGTCGGGCTTGGTGATGATCGACCCGGACGGCGCGAGCATCTGCAGGTTGAGCCCGCGGTTCTTGTACTCGAGCATCTTGTTGATGCAGTCCTGGGCGGCGAGCTCGAAGTCCGCGATCTGCCAGGTGAGCCCGAGGTCGTCGTCGTCGTCGGGGTCGTGGCTGTAGACGAGGCGGTGCAGCAGGCAT